AGTGGCAGGGTCTGCTTCATTCATTAATGTTGCTTTGTCAAACTTACCAAACATTGGTTTTCCTTCTGGATCCAATGCTTTTAAAATTAGACTTTCAACTAATGCTTCAACAGTCTGTCCTTTTTGTTGTAGTGCAATAATTTTGCTTTCAATTGCAAAAGGGTATGCACCTTTATAATAGATATCAGTTTTCCATTCTGGAACTGACATCTTGTTTAATCCACCTGATAACTTTTCTTTAAAGTGACCTGTGATGTTGCTCATTACATTACTCATGTATTATATCTCCTTGTTGATATCTCCCGCATGGTAGGCCCTAATATACCATTTGGTGCTTGTTTTGAATGGCCCTCTTCTAAGTGGACAGCGTAGGGAACACGGTTGACAACACGTTTCTGTTTGAAAAGTGTTTCTAGGCGCCAGCCGCGTCTTGCTTGTCCTTTATCAATTGGAGTTTTTTGTCTTGCGACCTCCAATGTATCTTGTGCCAATCTGGCAATGAAAAGATCTTTTTCTTTTTCAAGTTCTCTCACCACCTCTTTGGTTCCTAGTAACCTAATCTGTATCATTCCAATTACACAGCACTAATTGTAAGTGCGCCGCTACCTTGGAAGTTTACAGTTGCAGTAACAAGGTCATCATAAGAAGATGTTCTTGATACACTTGTTACCAATACACTTCCGCTGAATTTTTGACCTGTTGCCGCGTCTGGGTAGAATTCTACCGTTAATGCTCCATCATTTGAGGCATCAAATGCGTCAGTTGCACCTGTATGAAGTGAATCATACACAACTTCCATTGATCCCGTAAATTGATGTAAGCCGCTTTTGTAAGTTCTTGCCGCGTCGCCCATTACTGTGTCTTCAATAACATCTTTCGTGTGCTCCACTGTCCAAGAACGAACTTCAGCTACAGTTGTAAAACCAGCTGAATCTTCAGCTGTGATATCTACCTTACCGTTTTCTCCAGTAAATGTTGCCATAGTCTAGTTCTCCTTTGTTGACATTTCGTTGTTTTCTAAAGCGTCTGCTTCAGTGATCATTTGATCTAATTCATGGTCACAATTTTCATCATGCACATGAACTTCTTCTTCTACCGTTGCTTCTTCAACAACATTTGAAGTCACATGGGCTTTGGCAGTAATTTTATTCTTACTACCTCTGCGTGGTGACTTTTTTTCTGGTTTAGGTTGATCTAATGTAGTCCAACCCTCTCCAAGAAACCTGTTTACACGGCCTAGTTCAACAGAAACAGTTTGGCCGTTATTGTCTATCATTTGTGTGTATTTTTGAACACCCATTATAGTTCTCCTTTAGTGAATGAATAATGCACTTCAACAATCATGTTAAATTCACCTAGTGGCGGTGTTCTATCAATTATTTCTATTGATGCAACATGAGTAGTCGCGGCTCTTGCACCAGCTAATTCTCTAGTGCGATCAACGTTCAATGCTTCTTCAATTCGTTCAATTAAGTTGTTTCTTTTTTCGTCCACTGTTTGAACAAAGCCTGAACGTCCATCTGAACGCACAAATCCTCTAATGTTCACTTCAATGATGCCGCGTCTGTATCCACCCATAGCTTGATCTTCACGGGTTTCATTACCTGTAGTTATTAATACTGCGGGGAATTGTGTAATTGCTAATTTGTCTAGATCAAAAGGTTCTCTAGTAACAAATGCTGGTCTAGGTGGATTCATGTCTCCTAGAACATCAATAATGTTTTTTACTGCTAACTCTCTATTGGACATGAACTACTACCTTTTCAGGCGTAGGAAATATGTAGCTTCTTTTTCTGACTCACTAACTGTGCCACTAGAATCCGCATCATACTCTACACCATCTCTTAAAATTAAACTGAATTCACGCTCATATTCATCTCTATAAAATTTCATTTTGCGTTCAAACAAATCTTCGTCTGGTTCAAATTTTGCTAATTTGGGGTATATGTGGAAACCAAGTGCGTTATAACACGCGGCTCTGGTTAGTTGACTTGCAGTATATAAATCTTCATCAGGTTCAATTTCACCTGAAGTTAACACACTAATGTCGTATTTGCCATGTCTGTATGTTGGATACCATTGGATGCGTAAATCTCTAAAAACATCATTTTGTGCTTTTGTTATTTCGCTGTCAAAGTCTGGAATACCAAAATTGGTAATATCAGGCTCGTATGATTCTATATCTGTTATTGTGGCTAATGTTATTGCCATGAAGTCCTACTCCTTTAAAAGTGCTAAAGGTCCTTCCTTTACCACCAAATTATTTTTGTTAACAAATGTATTTAGTAGATTGGTATGATTACCACTTAATATTAGGGGATTTTAGCTGTATAAGAGAAAGGGCGACCTAAGCCGCCCCTTCAGAGAATATACTTGTCAAATAGTATATAATGTTTAGTTAACGTTCAAATTAGTTAATTTGAGCATCACCTAATAGTTTAACGCCGTATGTGTCAAAGATTTCTTTAACGCCGTAAGCCATAGTTCCTACGAACTCAGTAGCTCTTTTAGAAGCGTTTCTTTCTTCTTCAATACGCATATCACGTTTGATCATGTAACCAAGTGCATCTCCACTCATTACTGCACCTTCAAATGCACCAGATGATGCACCAGTTACTACAGTTGATTCAAAGATGTCAATACCAGCTAATCTACCTACGAAACCGTCCATAAGTGCAGAGTTTCCTACTTCACTTAGATTGTGGCTCATAGTAGCACCAGCGTTAGTTAATTGTTTCTTGATTTGATATGCTTGGTATGGGTGGATTACAGCAACATATGGTCCAGGAGCATTGTTGTTACGTAAGATCGCCGCCGCTTGGAAGAAACTGTCTACAGTTAATTCTGCCGCGCCTGATCCAACAACATTACTAAAGCCTGAGAAAAGCGCCGCTAAGTCAGTGTCTACTTTCTTAGCAAGAGCGTCACCCATTTGACGACCAACAGCCGCCGCGATGTCATCTGAAGCACCTTCACGTGCGATATCAGTTAGTTCTACACCAACTCCAATTTCAGCCGCTGTAATAGTTGCAACGTCTGTTGAGAAAGTTGATGGTGTGCCAATTAGATCAGCGTCTTCTGCGACACCTGATGCAGTTAAAGCACCGTAAATTGGAACCTGGGCAACTAAGCCTGGAGTTCCTACCATATTGTAATTACGAACAAGTGGTCTGATCACAGTCTGTTCAGAAAGTGTGTATAAAGCCGCTTGAACGATATTAGCATATAGGTCATTTAACGTAGTTGTAGTTGAAATTGCCATGTTAATATCTCCTTATTGATAGCAAATTAAATGCGTGTCCCTTTTGCTCTCATGATTTTCGCATATTGAGCACGATGTTCAGGATTCTGCATATTAAGTTTCGTTACATCGTTTTCTACCACAGGAGTTTGCTTGCCTACGCCTTGTCCAGTTCCAGAACCATTTGGTCCTGCCTGCACAAAATGTGGCGATGCACTAAGGAATTCATTTACCAACTGTGATACTTTGATAGGATTACCCTGGTCATCATATCTCACTTGTCCGTTTTGGTCTACGACATCAACTGCACCTGCTTCATTAAGTTTAAGTTGGCTTTTTAACAATGAAACCACTTGCTGTGGATTAACTGCCTTTGCCGCACTTGCCTCATTTAGCAATGCACCGTCAATTTTGATAGAATGCAATTCGCTTTCATACTGTTGAATTTTACCAGTGAATTTCTCCGCTTGTTCTTTCAACAATTTTTCAAACTCACCACGCTTTTCAAGATCTTGTTGGCGTGCTTGTTCTTGCTTTTCTACCAAGTCGTTATACAAGTTAATATCTACATTTGAATATTTCTTTTCAAACTTAGATTTTTCTCTTGCTACCCTTTCTGCCACAATACGATTTACATCTTCTTGTGATAGTAAGTTTTCTTGTTCCTTAGATACCTGTGTATCTGCTACCTGTCTTTCACCTTCTGGTTGAGCTACAGTTTGCTCAGTTTCTTTTACCGCTGTGTTTTCCGCGTCCATAAATACCTCTTTCTAATTGGTTGAGTTATACCCCTGCTCTAATGCAGTATACGTTTATTTATACATATTGTATAAAAAGCGTCAAATAATGAATGTTATTTCTTCTTTTTGCCGCCTCTAGTTTTTTTCTTCTTTTTTTTGGTTCCGCCTCGCATTGCCATGTTATTCTCCTTCTGTTAGGTTGTTCCAACTTTCATGAACGTGCCAACTAATTTGTTTGTTACGTTCAAGAATCTCTTTGCGTCTAAGACGACATAAATGA